ATTTAAAGATCATCATTCTAGGAGCATTATAATAATCATAATAATCACTATACTGATTAGAATCAGGAGCCATTAAATGCATCCACCTTTCAAAGAAATTTCTGCTATGCATAGATTTAGGTGCTATAAACGTAGCAGTTATTTGACTGAAAGCAGAACCAGTAGCATACTTAGTAGCAGTACCTATATTAACAAGAGAACCAGTTGTAAGTTGTTTACTTGGTGTACTAATACTTTGACAATAGAAATTTAAACATCTATGCAAATTACTATTCTTATTATCACTAACAAATGCAGGACTCCTATATCCAATAGTATCTGATATTATATGTCCCAATGACCAAGGTTCAAGGATAGAGTTATCTCTCCACATCCTTAAAAGTGCTGGTGTTACAATATGAATTGAAAATAAATTAGTTGACGCAGGTGTATAATCCTTATTCTTTAAAGAAAAGGACATAAACTCCTGCAGTGATGGATATGCTGCAGATTGAGCGTGTGGTATATTAGAATTGTCAGCAGCAGTATTAGATTGACCTATAGATGGTCCTCCTTGCTGTGCTGCTATAGCAGCTTTAGTTGCAGCTGCAACTACTTTACCGATACCTCCAAACATTATACTCTAAGCTCCTTTTCTGTAATGATCATAAACTCCATATTATAATCTTTGCAAAATTCTGTTGCTGCTTTCCATTTTGCTTGGTTCACACCCCAAGTAAACACTTCTTGTATATAACCTTTAGTCATTTTTCTCTGTTTTTTTGGTTCTTTTGTTTGCTTGGATGGTTTAACCTCAACAACATACTTTTTACCTTGAGTTTTTAGATAAAAATCTGGATAGTACTTGTGTCGTTTATTATCAACAGGTGATATATAAGGAATAACAATTTCTTCACTACCCCATTCAGTAACGGAAGGATTAGTATCACAAAATTTCATGAACTTAAGTTCCCATCCAGAACGGTATACTATATTACGATAATCACCCTTATACTTGCCAGGTTTCTTAGGAAAGTACTTTCCTTGTTTGTAACGCATAAATACATAGAGGTCACGTAATATTTAGGTAGTTAAGTTGGCAATACTGAGATATCCATATAGACCCCCTGTAACGGAAAATGCATCACATGCTGATGCAGATGGTCCGACCTATGCAATTGACTGGGTTAGATTCAAAAGTTTCCAAATGTCATTCCAAAATGACAATTCAGCGTTCTATGGTGGTAATATAGGTTCGGTTAAGGCAGATAGAGTGTATGACAACGATACAGTCTATCTAAACATGCCTCCAAACTTATCAACAACATATCAATCAAACTACAGAACTGTAGATCTTGGAGTTGGTGGTATAGCACTTGCTAACGCAGCCGCAAATGTTACTGGTGAAATAAATTTTGATGACTTAGCAGAAACAATCCAAATGGCTGCAAAAGCAGCAAACCCTGAATTTGGTGCAAGTGCAATGGTACAAGCAGCAAACAGTATTAGTGGATTTTTGGGATTACAAGGTAGTATTGATATTAACAGTTTAGAACAAATGACAAAGGGGCGTATATTTAACCCCTATACGGAACAAGTCTTCAATAACATGAGTTTCCGTAATCACAATTTCAGTTTTAAAATGCTTGCTAGAAATCCAACTGAAGCACAAAATATATACAAAATCTGTATGTGGTTTAAATTAGGTTCTCACCCAACCTTTGAAAGTGGAGATTTAGCAAGAAAAGTACGTCCAAAGAAATCACAAATAGGTAAAAAAGGAGCAAAATACGAACCATTTGATGAAACTATCAAAGCACTAAAAGATCTTTTTGGATGGAACTCTACAGCTGAAAACCCTTGGAGTGGAAAAGGTGACTTAATGGCAACTGCTGAAGGTCAAAGATATTTCCAAGTACCAAGAAAATTTGATATTCAATTCTGTCGATTTGATGCATCTGGTCAATTGGTAGATGTTAACCAAGGAGATGATTTAAGTAGAGATCTACATTTCAAAATTCATCCATCAGTATGCACAAACGTCACTGTAAACTACACTCCTGATAATCAATATAATGCTTTAAAAAGAGCAGGTGGTAGTGCAATGTTAAATGTACCAGCATTAGTGCTAAACGTACAATTCACAGAAACCAAACTTCTCACAACTGCAGATATCAAGGAAGGTTACTAATAATGGCATATTTTTCAAATTTACCAAATACTTACATTGGAGAGGGTCTTACAGATGACGAACAATTTAAATATCGTCTTGTAAAAAATATATTCAGAAGATGTAAAGTTAGAGATGATCTAGAAACATACACAACAATGTTTGAAACTAGTGCTATTCCAGATGGGTCTAGTCCTTCAGATGTAGGATTAGCAGTACTTGGTAACCCAGACCTTGATTGGGTTGTTTTACTAGTTAACAATATTACTGATGTTTACGAACAATGGCCAAGAGATGAATACGACCTACAAATGTATTGTAGAGAAAAATATGACGATGAGGACGGAATTCATCATTATGAAACTATGGAAGTTAAGTATAATGACATAGTTTACATTAAAAGAGGTATAGAAGTAAATTCCACATTTAGAGCAACATTGCCAGATGGAACAGTCAAGACAGCTACAGATTCAATATATGCAGTCACTAATTACGAATATGAAACATATTTAAATGATCTTAAAAGACTCATAAAAATCCCTACTACACAATTAGTAAATATGATTACTGATGAATTTTCTAATAAATTGGCATATGAGCCACATTCAGAATTAGACGATGAAAACAATAAAAAAACTGTGCTAAATGTAGCACAGCGATTCATAGATACTAGAGGTTATGTTCAAGCGAGTGTAAGTAATCAAGTAGAATTAGGTACAGTAACCTCTTACGATAACGGACCAGGTTCCTCAAATATTGATGTTAGTTGAGAAAAACCTTTTTGACTAAAAAAATTGCCGAGTTTTTTTTCCGCTTTCCTGGGAATCAAAGATCGAATAATATATGACCCCCTCTTACTCTTGCATTGGGCTACCATTTCTGTACCGTGCGTTGACAATCATAGTTTCCAATTCGATAATATAATTGGTATCAATCCACCGAGATTCTTTAATTTCATCCATAGCCATCGATGCTCTGCATCTCTGTTGTAGGTCACGTGCCTGTTCTACAGGTATAGGTGGTTGTTGATCATTATGTGAGAAAAAATCTCCTGACATTTGTATTGTGTTGAATCTTACACAGTATTTTATAATGGATTGCTCACAAATAGGGGGTTTTTTTATAATGATTTAAGGTTCAATTCATATAGCGTAGCATCGGTGGTCTTGCTTTCATACCTTTATTTGGTTTAACCATAGCTAAAACATCAGTGACAAAACACCTTACAGTATACCTAGTTTCATCACCATAAGTGGTTTGACTATGCCACATTTCTGAAGGAAACAATACCATTCTATTATATTTTGCTTGTACTCTCATCGTTTCTTCAAAATGTTTACGATGATTTTCTATCTCTTTAGTTAACCGTTCTGTTTCTACACCAGTCTCGTGAAACTCATTAGTCTGTTGAATATAACTTTGATTGATACTCTCACTAGATATTAAAGAAGATTCCAATCCATCCTTCTTGTAATAGAAAGAAGTTCCTGCATTATAACTATCATTTTTATTCAGATATACTATAGCAGTAGCAAGATGTCCAACAATATTATCAGTATGAATCAACCCCTTATTAAGATATGGATTCTTATGAGGGGTTATTTTTTGAAAGTCTGAATCAACATTCCAATGAAACTCATGAGAATCAGGATCCCAATAAGTAGATAGCATTTTTTTTATAGTATATTGTGCTAACCTCTCATCAATTTCATATAAACGTTTACTAGAACTAACACCAGGATAATTCGTCTTCTTTGGTTGATCGTAATCTACCTTCTCTGCTAATTCTAATACAGCATCAGGATCAGGAAAGAAATCATCAACAATAGTAATGGGGAAGAATAACATCACACATAATTTAAATTGATTACAACTCTAGTCTTCTGATTTGTGCAAGTAGTTCCTCTATGCTTTAACTTAGAATCAAAGATGACAATTTTATTTGCCACACTTTCTACCCTAGTACCATCTTCAAATTCTGTGTACCCATCATTAGTATTGACGTAAAAGATTGCTGTCTGACCTGGGTATGCACCCTCCTCTTCTTTAACATCATTATGAAAATTAAAAATAATTCTATTCTCTGTTCTTGGTAATAAGTTTGCCTTAATTCTCGTTGGTTTATTAATCTTAAGTAATGCAGAGACTGGATCTAAAATAACAGCATCAGGATACTTAGATTCTTCTTCAGGGAATGGTTCAATACCTTTAGCAGCATAGAACACGTGTGTAAACTGATAATCATCTAAGTATGAATTATCATTCGGGAAATCAACCTCAGTGTTATACCACCAAGGAAAGAACTCACCCATAACATATGACTGAAGACCTTTGAACTGTTCTTCAGGTAAAAAATCATTAATAATTTTCATAATTTAAAAATTTCTTCTTGGAATCTTTTGAACTAGAGGTAGTATGTCACTCTCTACCTTATCTATAATGTCATCAATAACGTTAACATCGATGTCCATAAATGGTGGAATGATACCGAGTATACGAAGCAATCCATCAACAAACAAAGCAAGAGCAGTAAATCCTAGTATCATACTAATGATAGTAGCATCTCTGTTATGCTTTGCCATAGATGCTTCATCAATTTTTCTCGCTTCATCTACAGCAGACTTTATTAAAGCATCTACTTCTTTCTTTGTATAGAATCCACCTACACCAGGTATATCATGTATATCCATTAGCCTCCATCCATATCACAACCTATCGAACTTCCAACTACTACACCTAATGGGATTGCCCACCAACGACCATCTCCTTGTGAGATAGCAGCAGCAAGACCACCACCTAATAAACCACCAGCATATTTACCATCTCCACACTCATTTCCATCACGTGAAGGTCTGTATGGTCTAGGTCTAGGACTTGGGTTGTATGATGACTGATAAGGTCTGTCATTACAAGGGATTTCTACAACTTCTGTTTCATACTCTACATACCCAGGATTGTTGTAGTTACCTGGTACATAGACTTCGTTATAAACTTTTTTTGTACACTTTTCAGAGGATCTACCTCCAGTTTGTGTGAATAGATCTTGCCACCCCGCCTGGACTGGTGTTGCTGCTAGGAATGGGAGCAAGAGAAGAGGTGCTAGTTTCATAATTCTCCTTTAATATACTTATTATAACAGCACAAGGAGGATATTAAGTCCTCCTTGTGCCAGTTTATAATCAGTCCTCTTCTGCTAAGGATTGGAAATAAGATAAAGTATCTTCTTCACCAGATGCAGGAGCAGATGCTACTGCTTTTTCTCTGAAGTCTGATACTTCTTTACCCCAGTTAGCAGGTACAACTTCCTCTTCACTCTCATCAACTGCAACAGGTGCAGGACGTGGTGAAGATTTACCTAATACAAGATTCAATCTTGCTTTTAATTGATCATATGACTTGAAATTCTTAGCGGCTTCAAACTCAGCAAGTGAGTATGACTTCTTCCAGATTTCCTCAAGTTCTCCATCATCAAATCCACCTAGTGTAGCAGGTGCTGCGAACTCTGACTTATCATAGTTCCAGTACCCATCAACCTTACGGATCTTGACTTTAAAGTCAGCACCCTTCCATAGATTAAATGGATCTAGTGGAGTCTCATCAGCAAATGCAGGTTGCATTGCTTCAACTAATTTGTCAAAGATCTTCTTCCCATACTTGTATAGGAATACCTTACCTTCGTTCTCTGGATGTGCTGGATCTGAAACAACATATATGTTAGAGTAGTAAGAAAGCTTACGCTTCTGTACTCTAGCAGTTGACTTATCCTGTTCACGACCACTGTTCCAAAGTTCCCTGTTCAATTCACCGACAGGATCATTCTGACCTAGAGTGGTCAAACTGTTCTCGATGTACCACTGACCACCAGGTCCTTTGAAGGAGTGTGACCAGATCTTTGCCCAAGGCATATCCTCTCCGTCTGGAGCAGGAAGGAATCTAATAACAGCATAACCGTTACCAGACTTGTCCAACTCAGGTTTCCAAAGACGTTCGTCAGAACCTCCTCCACCTTGAGGTTGGTTTAGTTTTTCTATCTCTTGTGTCAGTTTACTAAGAGTACTACCTTTACTGGCAGCCTTCTTTAGTGAAGCAAATGACATAATCGTATTCTCCGTATTGAGTGTATTGAAATGCTACTGTGTAATCGTAGCATACTATTTAGGTCTTGTCAATAGACCCTTTTGAATTGTTAAGGGTCTCTATCATAGCATCCATACAAGCAGTAAGATCTGCATAACCAAACGCTTGAGACAATGCATTTATTCTCATCTTCATATCTGCTGCCTCAGCATCATCTTTAGCTGCAAGACACAACCTAAAGAAAAAAGTTTTCTGTTTATCAATCAATACCTTACACCTATCAATATGTTCTACCCTCTCTTCCATACTCATTGATGGTAGTTGGTTAGTTACAGATGCTATCTCGTGATAGGTATTAAATATATCATTTAAATTTTCTTGTACCTGATCTGATTTAAAAAATGTACCATTAGTCATAAAGGTAATACTCCTTTAGAAGTTTGCTTCATATAATTAAGACTCTGAGCTTCATGCTTAAGACGTTCCTTCAATGGTTTAGAAATAAGTTTAGGAACAGTTTCCAATTCAATCTCATTCTCTTGACAGTAAGTTACTACTGCCTCGATGTATGTAATAAGACCTTCACTGCTCTTAACTAATCTTTCAATCTCTTGAGAGAATTTAGTAGGAGTTAAAAATTTATCTTCTAAGGGGTTAACTTCCTTGGGCATTTTTCCCCCTAACAAATTCTTCAATGTATGATTTGAGTAGTTGTAGATAGTCATCAAGATTGTACTTCTGAAATACTTGTACAGACCCGTCTTCAACCGCAATGAGTGTGACAATTTTCTTTACCTCAATACCTGTGAGTTCGAGGAACATCGCTGCGTATGCAGTCTCTTGAACAAAGTAATGTTCAACCCAGTCCTCTTTCTTTTCTTTAGTTGAGGTTTTAAAATCAATTACTGCTAACTCACCATCAAACTCTGCAATGCAGTCTACACGACCAGCGAGTCCGAGGTAATGTGAGTATAGGAAAGTTTCCAAACAGTGTATGTTATCAATGCGATCAAGAGTAGTCTTGGCCGACTGAAACATTCTAACAGATAATGGATTATTTTCCAAGTACTTCTCAAGATTTAATTTATCTTTGATATAATCCTCAGTAATACTGTGGAATGCAGTACCCCTTTGTGTTGCTCTAGCAGTAATTTGATTAGCCTCCAACTCACCTACTTTCTTTCTCCATGCTGCGAAGAATTTGGCGTTCTGAAACGATGTGATTGAGGTAACACTCGGATAGTATTTATCAGCACCAGGAATAGGGTAGAACCTTACTCCATCTTCTGATACTGGTTCAACATCTATCGGTACGATAGGATCATCAACAAAGGTAAAACTCATTAGAAACCTAGATTATATTTTGTGATAAGGTATTGTTTGACTAGACCAGATCTTACGATGTCATCTATGCCAAACTCAATGCAAGCAAAGTCCTTCATTTCCTGAAGGATTTGTATGAAGTCTGATATCTTAGACTTCTCGTGCTCTCTTGTTAGATCTGTCTGAGTGATGTCACCACAGAACAAAATCTTAGAGTCTTCCCCTACTCTTGTTATTATACTATCTAATTCATGAAAATTCAAGTTACTTAACTCATCTACAATAACAATAGCATTGTCAAGAGTAGTACCCCTGATAAAAGATGTAGACCAGAAGTCAATTGTTTCTTGCGTTCGTAAGTTATCATATAACATCTCGAATGAATTATCATCTGGCATACCAAACATATACCTCACCATATTCTTGTAAGGTATTTGATATAGGTATGACTTATCCTCATGGTCACCAGGAAGAAATCCAATCTCTCTAGTAGGTACAAGTGACCTCACAATATATATTTTTTCATGAGGTGAATGATCATCTAACACTTCTTGTAGTGCTAGGTAAAGCATAATGAATGTCTTACCTGTACCAGCAGCACCATGCAGGAGAAGATTCTTCCCCTTCTTATACTCATCAAACGCAAGTGTTTGATTATCTGTAAGAGGTTTGATCTCAGTCATGTATGACTTATCAATCGGTTTCTTACGCTTCATCATCTTCTTAGACATTGGTTGAAGTGGTGCTCCATTACCATTACCGTTGGATTTCTTTCTAGCTCTTGGCATTATGTAAATCTACTCAAATTTGCTAGTGGATGTGCCTCTTGTACTTTAGACATAACTTCCTTAAATCCATCATCGGATTTAGGTTTGCCGTAAGTAGCAGAGGTAGCTTGATTACCAAAGTATCTTTCCAACTCTGGATGGTCTTCTTTATACTGGTCAAGCTTAGTCATTGACATAGCAATCTCAGTAATCTCACCTGTTTCCTTATTAATAAAATCGTACGTAGGCATTGTTGAAAAGTTCTATTGGGTGTGTACATAGTCTAATGCTTCTGCAATGATAGGGAATTGTTCTATGAATATCCCTCTAACTGCTTCTGCAATATCCATGTGTTCCTTTTGAGTTCCATGTGCAGAACGTAAATCTATATAGTGCATCCAAGAACGAATGCTACCACTCATATACAATTTAGTTGGTGTAGCAAGAGGAAGTACAAATCTTGCACACTCCTTTGCGATACCAGCATCAAGCATCTCTTTATATAACTTCATTCCATTAACAAAATGCCTTTGCATTTTAATTTCAAAGTCTTGTTGCATCAATGGATCTATATCATCAATACTATTCTGTCTATTCTTATCATCCTGTCTGCGTAGTGCTGGTAGTGGAATCTCTTTAGCAAGCATACTACTGTCAGCATACCTCTGAGAGAACTCTTGGTATGTAAATGATCGGTGTCTGAGTATCTGTGCAGCAAGACCTCTTGTAGTTGATATCTCTACAGTCATGTGTGCTTGCTCAAAGACACTCCAGTGTCCATGTTTAATACAATACTTTAATAGTCCAGCAACCTTTGGGTTGTCCTGATTCTTAGGGTTAGATA